CGAGAACAAAACTACGTCGGAATATCTCAGCGATGGATTCATCTCCCGGTGGCACTTCGCGGGTCAGGTCACTGGCTACATCTGGTACCTTACCCAGGTTCTCGGCGAAGACTCAGTTTATGGGTGTTTGATGAACCTGATCACCAAGAAGTCTCCTGGCCCGCGTTCAGCTTGGACTACCCAACGAGTTGTTCGAGATGTAGTTAAAAAGTCTGAAGCCCAACTCAATGAGTTCATTGGTTCTTTCCTCTGGGATATAGAAGACACCAAGAGATGTTGGGACCAATGGTTCTGGCCAATGACGGCAGACCCGACAAATTGCACTGGAGGAGCGGGTAAGGCTCCTTGCTTGTTTCGCAACGTCTGCCAGCAACATCAACCTTACACTAAAGTCGATCCTTTGGCGTTTCAGGGAATTCAATTAAGATCGGGACCCTGGGCTCCTTGGGAACGGGAAGGAGATCAAGATTGACGAAGAAAATACGAGTTGCAAGAATAATAATCTATGAAGGTCATCCAAGTTGGATGAGAACTCAGCTCGATCGGTCTCTTCAGGGAATTAAGGTTCTCCATACTCAAAATGGAGAGGCCAGGATTTGGGCTAAGACAATAGGAGAAGTTCCAATGGAAATTCCAGAAGATGACGCCTTGGCGTCGGAAGGAGATCAAGACTGATGATAGAAGGAAGCAAGCCTATAGCAATAGCTGAATATCTCCCGATGGACAGGTGCGCAGAAGGCTATTCTTTTATTAAGCCTTTAGAAGGGCAAGAATTTCAGGGTATTCCGTATGGATTTCTTACAGCGTATTCCAAGCCTTTTATTGAAATCTACCAGAACAATGTTCTTGTGGGTAGCGTTAACTGTGATGACGTATCTGAAATAATCTTTAAGAAAGGAGAATCCTAATGGCTAAATTCACATTTAAACTCGAGAGACCAGCAAGAAAGAGCGGAGGTGACCGCTACGAATGTCAGGAAGACAAGGATTGGAAAGTGTACTTTCCTCAGAAAATCTCTCGTCCTGGCACTAACCCCGAAGCCACACTGATTGTTGAGGTTACTCATGCCGAGTGAGGACTATGTCCCGATAACTAAGGATTGTGAACATCAGGTTTGGCCTGATAGAAACGAGACCACAATCCCATTCAACTTCTGCCCTTGGTGTGGCAAAGACCTAAGAAAGGAGAAATCTAATGACTCGATTCAGACAAATGATGAGGGAGCTATTTAAAGCCAACTCTGCCTCAATCGACCAATTTAAGTCCGTAGAACGTCAGATATGGTTTGCTGATAAGGCTATGAAGGAATGGAAGACTCTCGAAGGTCGTGGAAATATCGGGAGACGAACTGCCAACTTCTACGGTTCAAATCATAAAGACTCTCAAACAAGCATGAAAAACTTCAAGGTCATAATGGATGAGTTCTTTTATTCAAATGACGAGTTTGAGATTGATGTTAGTCAAACTGACTCATGGATATTCCACAAGATTAAATCAAAAGAAACTCTTGGAGTTTATGATCTTGACTTAGGAATGTCAAGCATAAAGGGTTGTAAGAAGATTGTGACTAAGGTTCGCGTAGAGAACCCACAGTACTTCCGAGAAGAAATAAAATACGAGTGTGAGGAGGTCTCCGATGCCCAGCCTGAGTGATGCCAAACCACCAGCCAATCCAGACGACTATCTGATCAAAGCCTTACTCGTAGGTCCTACTAAAACCGGCAAGACTACCTCGGCTCTCACCGTTCCAGTAGAGAAGGGCAAGAAGAATCTTCTCATTGACATTCACTCCAAGCGCTCCCAGGCCGCAGTTGGTTTCGACGACGTAGAGGTAATTAGTTTCAAACCTCAGTCGAAGCCCTCAGCCAAGCCTTGGGATGAACTTGAGAGCCTCGTTGCTGAGATGTGGGATGCAGTAGCTGAAGATAACTTCCCATATTCAGGGATCGTTTGGGACGATCTCTCGGGGATGAAGCGACTCTGTATGGACTCATGCCTCTCCATTATGGCCTCAGGAGGCAAGAAGCTTGCCACTGCCCCTGGAGGCGGACCTTCGCAGGCCCACTATGGCCCTCACATTTACAAGACCGACCGCCTAATCAACCAGATCATTCCTCTCCCTTGCCACATAGTATTCACAGGCCACGTCTACACATTCGAGGACGAGCTCACCAACAAGCTTGAGTCTTGGCCAAATGTCTATGGTCGAGGTCTCCGCGGGGAGATCGGGGCATGGTTTGATGAGGCTTATCATGTCTATGCAGATGATGGGAAGCATTATTGGAAAACCGACTCAGATCGAAACCTTTCTTTCCTTGGCTCAACCCTCAACCACCTTCATAAGTTCTGGGACCCAACTAAGCCTATCGAGATCGACTTTGATTCTCCACCTACTGGGTTTGCGGACCTGCTTGAGAGGAGATTTGGAAAGTAAGGGGTTGTTCAAAAAATGAACCACTTGAGAAAAATCCATACACAAAAGGAGGTGATTTAATGAAATTCGTTCTCGCAATCGTTCTCGTTCTGACTCTGAGTAGCTTCGGCTACGCCCAATCCGATGAGTTGAACACTCGTCAGCTTCAGAACATCCGCATCCAGGCTATGCTTGACTATGCTCGGGCCACGTTCCTGTTCCAGTCGGATCGGTTTAGCTCCGAACAGGCTCGACTCCAGAAGCTCATCGAGCAGAACAATCTGGCCATTCGCAAGCTCGTCGAGGCGGCAAAGGTAGCTCCGGCTAAAGAAGAACCTAAACCGGTTCAATAATTGAACCAATACTACGAAAGGAAAACCCTACTATGGCAACTTTTAAATTCAACAAGCCTGTTGGTGACATTGAGCAGCCGCAACTCCTCCCTGACGATTGGTATGTGGTCAGACTGGTCAAGGAGCCTAAGGCTATGCCCAACTCGAAAAAGAAGAATGGACTCAGCGAAGCTGAGGGAGCTGGTGACAACATTGTCCTCAACCTTCGAGTCCAGAACGACAACCCGAAGTGGCATGGTCGCCCCTTCACTAAATGGCTCGGCATTCCCAGCGAAGCTGATGAAGGAACCACTAATGAGTGGACTGGGATGAAGAAGTCGGATGAGAAGCTCGAGCGTATCGCTCAATGGGCAGCTGCGTTCGCGGGTAAGGAGATCACTTCCCTGGCCAAGAACAAGAACCTTGAGTTTAACTCTGGTTCCGAATGTCTTGTCTACATCACCCAAGAAGTTGATGGTCGGGAAGGTCACGAAGACGAGATCACCAACTCAATCGACTTTAATTCGGTACCTCGGCCCCTGGGTTAGCCAAGGAGCTCAGGACGCCGAGATCGGAGCGGAATTCGTGTTCGCTCCCTGGAGGTTGGGGTAGGTCTTTCTTCTTTCTTCCTACCCTGGCCTCCTATCCATCTAAGGAGAATCCATGACTAAGAAGCACATCCACTTCCAGTTACCAATCCCTGTCTACGAAGCCTTATTCAGGGTCTTTCCTCAGAAAGGTGAGATGACCTTATTTTTTAAAACTATGGCTCAAATGGCAATAGACCTTGGACCTGAATCAACGATCTTTGAGAGGATTAGAGAGCAATGCTCGGGAGAGAAGTTAGGATGTGATTCTGACTATCAAACTTACCTGGCCGAGAATAATGAGAGGAGGACTCGTGGATAATCTTAATCGAGTTATTGGTCCTGCACCCTCAGAAATGTCTGATGAAGAGCTTTCAGCTCGGCTCTCCATCGAGCGCTCTCGAGTACGTGACGCTATCGAGAGGTTTCGTGCTCTCCCTCAAAAGAAGACCCGCACCCCTACCCTAAAGAAGCAGATCAAGGATTCCGGATTAACTTACGAAGAAATTATGACAGCGATTCAGGAGGCTAAAGATGCCCAAGAAGACTGAGAAGACTGAGAAACTCTACACCTGCGAGGTCCATGAAGTTGTTATTAATACTCGCCAGCGTAAGAAGATGAACCCCAAGAAGTTCAAAGAACTCTGTGACTCGATACATGAGCACGGTCAACTCCAGCCGGGAGTCTGCCGCTTAGACGAGGACGGATCACCTGTCTTAGTCTTTGGTGAGCGTCGTCTCAAGGCTTGCACCGAGTTGGGTTGCGAATTCACCTATCGTCTAAAGGAGGACTTATCTGATGACGAAGCTTTTGAGATCGAACTTGTCGAAAACATCCATCGAGAAGACCTTTCCTGGCAAGACAAGACTCAAGCTCTGCTCCAGCTCCACGAGCTACGGCAAAGGCAAGAAGGCGTTACATCTCCTGGTTCCCGCGGAGGCCACGGTGTTCGTGATACTGCCCAAGAAATCGGAGCGTCAGTGGGTATTGTTCAAGAAGATATTGAATTGGCTATGTTTGCGAAAGAGATTCCAGAGGTTGCAGATGCTCCTAATAAAACTATTGCTAAGAATATAGTCAAACGACTCAAGGATGAATACCAAAGAGAGGAGGCATTAAATGAATCTCTCGAGAATGCAGAAGAAGCTCAGAACAAAGTTATTGGCGAGAGCTCAGAGAATCCTGAAGATCAAATTAGTCTGCTTGAAGCCCGACTTCTTGAGTATGACAAAAGATGCTTACATGGAACTTTCGAGAATAGCGTTAAGAGTCTGGAACCTGGATCATTTGGAGTCATATGTTTTGACCCGCCCTGGGGAGTTGACTTGGATACTGTGTCGAAGCAAACCGGAAGTACTTCAGCGTACTCCGACGAGAGTGAAGCTATACAAGACCAATTACCGAGGTGGCTTAAAACTATCTATGCTCTCATGTCCCCCGACTCCCACCTCTACCTCTTCTTCGGAATAGTCCACCATCAACTCATCTACGATTCACTCGACGCTGCTGGCTTCACCACTAATCGTATGCCTATCTTCTGGAAGAAGAGAGGAGCGCATCGAACGAGGAACCCAGAGCACTGGCCGGGACGTTGTTATGAAGCAATTGCCTACGCCCGCAAGGGTCGCAAGCCTCTCGTTCGCAAAGGTGTCCCAGATATATGTGAGACCCAACCTCCCACTGCCAAGATGAAAATGAGTCATCCCTCAGCTAAGCACCCAGACATCTACCGCGATCTCCTCCTTCGGTCTTGCACCCCAGGAGATAAGGTCCTTGATCCAATGGCTGGCTCAGGTATGTTTGGAGTAGCTTGTGAGTCCCTTCGCACAATCCTCTCTCTGGATTGGACAATGATCGAGCAAGACAATGACTATCGAGTACTCCAATTGACCAATCTTCACAAAGGCTATGGAGCAATCGTGGGAGACACTGAGGGATTTGATCAGAAGCAGGTCGGGAATGTAAAGGATCGGGAACTCCCTGACCTCCCCGAATCGTTCGAGTCTCTCGAGGTAGGTTCCGACGACTGGAAGAGGTATTGGAAGGCTCACCCAGATCAACAAGATAAGATGATCGAATGGAGGAATAAGAAAGGATAAAGAATGGCTAATCGTCTCTCTACTAATTTCGTAGGTCCAGATGGACCACTTACCTCTAAGAGAATTTGGATCGGTGAAGCTCCAGGAGAAGAAGAAGATAGCTCCGGCATCCCCTTTGTTGGTGAGGCAGGACAGCTCTTCAATCGTTGCTTAGCTTCTGAAGGTTACATTCGCTCAGAAGAATTGGTGTGGAACTGCTTCTCTCAGCGTCCACCAAGCAACAAGATCAACTACTTCTTCCAGGATAAGTCAAACACCCGACCTACCTGGGAAGGTGAAGAGCATATTGAAGCGCTTCGAAAGTGGATTGAAGAGTCTACGCAAGGAAATCTAATCATAGCCCTGGGTGCTGTTCCTATGCGAGTTCTTACTGGTAAGAAACGTATAAACAAGTGGCGTGGATCGGTCCTTCCTTGTACTCTCGTCCCAGGTTACAAAGTCTATCCAACCTACCACCCGTCCTACGTCAATCGTCTCATGAATGAGATGTATGAGCGTAAACTGGCTGGCGAGAAGAAGAAGCAATCAATCAATGCCTTACCAACATTTCTCCTGGACCTTCAGCGAATCCGTATCCAATCTCAGTTCCCTGAGATACAAACCCCCGAGAGGAAGTTCGAGATCTCTTTGAGTTGTAAGGAGATCATCGGGAGGTTGGATCAAATGACTGAGGACAAGGCTACTGCTGCAGTAGATATAGAGACCTTGCCCGACTCCTCAGGTCCTTTGCTCTGGTGCATCGGGTTCTCAACCAATCCAGCCTCAGCCTTCACCATTCCCTTCATAATCAGCCAGCGTTTCGCCTGGCCACTATCCGAGGAGGTGCAAATTGTCAAAGCGATCTCAAGATATTTCCTCTCCGAAGGAATTAAAATCTTCCAAGGAGGCGGCTATGATCTCGCAGTTGTCGGTAGATATTATGGCCTTAGAGTCAAGTCTGGAACGTACACAGACACTATGTGGTGTCATCAAGCAAACTATCCTTACATTAGAAAAGGTCTTGCAAACCTCGCCTCAATATACACCTGGGAGCCTTATTACAAGGACGATGGTAAGGTCCATTTCGGCAAGCGAAGGTCAGATACAGCGGAGTTTATATACAATTGCCGAGATGTTTGCACAACTCGTGAAATCTGGCCTATCGTTAAGCGAGATGCGCACGAACTTGGAACATGGGACGTATATAGACGAACAGTAGATAATCTGCCTGCTCACTTAGCCATGACTTGTCGAGGAATCCGAGTCGATACTAAGCGAAAGGCTCAGCTTACCATAGACTTTCAGAAGAAGGCAGCTGAGTACTCAGCCAAGGTCGAAGAGATTTGCGGCTATCCTGTCAATATTAACTCCTATGACCAGAAAAGGAAACTACTCTATGGCTACCTCGGTCTCAACATCCAGTATGATAGATCGTCTGGTAAAGCTACAACAGACAAGGGAGCGCTTCAGAAACTTTCCAAGCAGTACCGCGAAGGCACTCCTGGGGGAGATACTGTACGAGCAATTCTCCAGTACCAGAAGTTCAACACCTTGGCCTCTTCCTTTGCCACGATGGAGCTTAGTACTGACGGGAGAGCGCGTACGAGTTATGGTTACGTTAGCACTTTTCGAACCAACTCTTCTGGTTCACCGTTCGTTTTTGACTTAGCTAAGAAGAAGCAAGCGGGGCAAAATCTTCAGCAAATCCCAAAACATTCTGAAGAAGGTATGATGGTAAGGAAGTTATTCGTCCCTGACGAGGGAAAGATTCTCCTCGCCGCGGACCTCAAACAAGCCGAGGTCTATGTCGTTGTCTACGAAGCAGAGGACTTAGCTCAGATCGACTTACTCAATACTGCAGGCGTAGACGCTCACTGGGAGTACGCGAAGAAGCTATTCGATATTCCCGATTCAGTTAAGTACCTTCCCAAGGCCGAGTTCAAAGACAACTATACGAGGGAATCTCATGTGCTCAAAGACTATCGTAGACTTGGAAAGACTATCCGTCACGCTACAAATTATGAAACTGGACCATATAAGGTTCAAGCAACACTCATCAAAGAAGGGTTTCACTTTGAATATTCAACTTGTAAGCGAATCCTTTCCGCTGCGAAAGCCAAAGACCCGATGCTTGCTCAGTGGAAAAGAGGGGTCAGAGATCGTCTTAAGGCAGATGGGTTTATCATTAGCTCGATTGGAGATAAGCGTTACACTCAAGCTCGAATGAATGACGATACCTTCCGAGCGTTCTATGCGTTCTCCCCACAGAACACTGTCGGTCGCATTCTCCAGATAGCGATTCAAAAGATATGGAGTAGTTGTTCATATATTGAACCACTTCTGAATGTACACGATGAAGTTGTTAGTCAAATTGATCCAAAGGACTTAGGCCGGGCGATTAAGGATATACGCTCCGCTATGCAACAACCAATAGAAATTCACGGACGAACTATGACCATCCCTGTCGAGTTCAGTACGGGTCCGAGCTGGGGAGAATTGGAGGAGATAGAGGAATGAAGATTCAACGGTACAGACTCAAGTATGCTCAGGTACTACAAGTAGTGGAGGAGTATGGAGGGGTAATGGTTCGAGATCCAGCAGGAGCTTGGATGAGAGTCGAGGATGTAGATGAGTTTATCCAAAAGTACACGGATGATCTCTGTCTTGGATGGAACGCTCAATTAAAGTCAGGAGGGGCTCTCAATCATGACGAGTCGAAAGTGTGAGGATTGGTTATGGAGCCTACTCGATTACGTCGAAAATACAGAGAGCCCCAGACACTTCTGGTTATGGAGCGGCATCTCTACAATAGCCAGCGCCCTGCAGCGAAAGGTTTACTTGCCCTTTGGACTGGAGACCATATTTCCAAACCTCTATGTGATGCTTGTTGCAGTGCCTGGGGAATGTCGAAAGGGAGCACCTTTGTCATTATCCAAGAAATTGCTTACGGATATAGGTATATCAGTCTTTGCGGATTCTCCTACAAAAAGAGCGTTAACGAAGTCTTTGGACAAAGCTCGACAAACCCAGACATACCGAGGTGAGGACGGGATACCAGTCATGCACAGTTCTATGAGTGTAATAAGTAAGGAGTTCTCCAGCTTCTTAGCCGTCGATCCCAAGGCGATGATCGAAGCCTTAACTGATCTCTACGACAGTCATGATGAGTGGGTCTACCAAACCTCAGGAGAGGGAACCGATAAGTTATTCAAGCTTTGCTTGAACGCCTTTATCGCCACAACTCCTGATTGGATAGCAAACAACCTACCCGAAGAAGCAATCGGAGGAGGGTTTACAACCAGGGTCTGCATAGTCTCCGGCAAGGAGAAGTATAAATGGATCTCCCTCCCACCTCAACCCGATGAAGACCTTTACAATAAACTCAAGCATGATCTCAAGACAATGAACCAGAAGTTAGTTGGTAAATTCTCTTGGGGAAAGGAAGCATATGACTATTACGATGCATGGTATAATACTATCCCGCAAAAAACTAAACAGCTTCGAGACTCGCGCTTACGAGGGAACCTATCCCGTATCCACATCGCAGCTCTTAAGACTGCTATGTGTATTCACGTTAGCTACTCTGACGAGCTTATTATTGAAATTCAGGATCTCGAGAAAGGTATCAAAATCCTCGAAGATTCATTGGCTACTGCGAGTGAGGCCCTCTCCGGGCACGGACGAAGTAGAACTGCGGTTGATGTTGAAAAAGTCTCCCGACAACTCCGAGTCCACCAATCAATGTCCTTCGCAGACCTGCTCGAAATCAACTTCCGAGACACCAACCGACCAGAGCTTACACTCGTCCTTGAGACACTTGAAGGAATGAACTACATCAAATACGAGGCTCATGTTGACGCGTTCGGTCTTAAGAAGATTGGCCAAATTACTTGGATCGGGATAACTCAGGGCAAAGGCAAGGGAGGTGGTGGAAAGAAGAGAGGACCATATGACCGAACCTGGGATAAGAGGAAAAAGTCCTCAAGTGATTCAAAAATTGAACCGGTTGAGAAGTAATCCGATCTTTGCGAGGGTTTTCGCTGTTGCGAGGGCCGACGCCGGACGTCCAACGGACGGACGGAGGAGGCCTTGGTCGGGACAGGTCTTTTCTTTAACTGTGCTGTTGCGGGCTGGCCCGCGCATTAGTCTTCATCCGGTTGAAACTTAATCAGAGCTTTGGCTACACCTTTCCACTCGTCCTTCTCATAGCCTCGCTTGAACTGCTTAATCTGCAATCCAGCAGGTACGAAACCGAAGAGGGTGTTGCCGAGTGATCTCGCCTGCTTCTCCAACTTCTTAGGATCTTCCGAAAGGGTCAGCACATTAAACATTGTTCCTGCCATAGCCATAGTCTTAAACATTGGCTCCCAACTCGGGGGAGTCATACCTTGACCTGGCTGAGGGAAAGGCCCAAGAAAGGTACTCTTCATCGCAGTCTGAGTACTCCACATCTGCTTCATTGCAGACATAGCTATAGCGTTTGACAAGACCCAGGTGAACATTCTCGAGTTTTTCTCACTCACCTGCCCCGTAGTCATCCACTTCTGCATGGCAGTTCCATAGTTCATCCACCAGGAGTTAAAGATTACTGCAGTTCTTCCTGCTCCGCCCCAGGCTTGAGCCACTAAAGGAGCATCTAACTTTCCATACAGGTACTGCGTATCCGCTACCACATCCTTAATATAGATTCGTCGAGCTTCTGCAATCCTCCCTGCCTTGAGTTGCATCTCGATCTCAGCTTTTACATGAGGATACCTAAGGTTCACTCCTGACTTAGCCATGAAACCCTCAATCTGTCTCAGCGTCCCTGGCTTTAGGTTGATAAACTTTCCTGGATCAATCTTATTCAATCCAGCTTTCTTCATTGCATCTCCCCACTTGACCATAGCAGCTCCGCCAGTCACATACCTGTTCATCTCGTCAGAGTTAGAGAACATCCACATCATAGTATCTCTAACCTCTGATCGGGTAGGTGTTGGAACTCCAACAACCTTCTTGTGGAGTGTGGGAAAGAACTTGAGGTTTTTCTTTAGCTCTGGCGCATAGTCAGTAATAATCCCCATAGATCGGAGTTCTTCTCTCCCCGCCTTCGAGAGGCCTACTCGATAACCCTTAACCAGAGTCGCCAAGTCTCTAATCCCTCCTAAATCTGCCGGAACATTAATCAGTGGTTGAAAGAGGTTCCTCATAGCTGAGAAAGGCTTAAGTCCCAGAAAACCCATATAAGTTATGTCATTAATATTCTGAGACAGTCTCATTGCTCGATGAGCATCCCACACCCCAGTCTTACCAAATATCTGTTCCAGCCTTCCATAGATTGGCTCAATAGCTCTTGCTACTAACTCGTCTCCTCGACTTGGCATACCCAACACTCGGGCAATATAGTGACTCGTTAGGTTCTTCCATTCCTCGGGTAGGGTCTTCGTAAAGGCTGCGACTTTCTTTAGTTCAGGATAGACAAACATCTCCTTACCTTGGGCCTGAAGTCGGGAAAAGATAAGTTCCTCTAACCCTAATCTCTCTCCTGCTTCCTCAGCCTTTCGAGTCTTTCTATAGAACGCTGCCTGCTTCCCACCTATCCCCTGAAAGATCTCAGACGTTGCTCTTCCTGCATCTCCATAGAGTCGGGGGAGATAGTTCTCTAAGTAGTGCGGCACTCCCTTGGAACCAAAAGAGAGCTGAGCGTTCATACTCTTTCCTAAGACCTCCAACGCGTCCTCTCCCTTCGCAGTAAACCAAGAGACGTTTGGGTTCTTAATCGAGTGAGCTACAAATCCCTTAGCCTCATCGAGAATTGCAGTGAGTTCTGAATGCTTAACGGCATACCCAAGGTTCTTTTTCGTGTCAAAGAGATGCTTGATCCTCGGACCAAAGTTCACCTTCATCTGCCTCTCAAAGAGAGCTCGTCCAGCTGGAGTCATACCTGCGTCATTAAAAACCTTCCCCAGTCTCCAGGTAAAGTCCTGCTTATAGAGCTGATCAAAGAAACGAGCTGTTGTATCCGATAGAGCAGTCACATGTTTCCGACTCACTTGTGCTGGTATCTTACCAAACGAGGCCTCGATTAGTGCATCAGCCTGAGCCTTACCTATCTCACCTTTCCTCAGTGCTTTCCCTACCCTCTCCATCTCGGCCATAACTCGACCAGTCTCTTCAATGGCCTGAGGAGTAAAGCCCTTCTTCCATCTCCAACCTTTCTTAGTTACATTAAAAAGTCCCGACTGCTCTCCCATCAGGCCAAACAGTCTCGTCATCTCCCCAACATACTTGTTCTTCATTCCTGAAGCTTTCTTGATCGGGTCGTAGATTCCCGACAGGGTTCCAAGTGTGTTCTCTGCCGCTCCATAAACTACTCTCACTGGCTTAATCCACATAGCGGTCGAGGGAGTAAGGAGATTCTTAACCAGCTTATTCGATAGGGGATGCTTAATCAGATCTTGAGTAAATCCAAACAGTTCCTCGTCGGTTGCTTGCCATAATTCTTTCTTCGGTCCATCCTTACCATAGAAGCGTCTGGTCTGAGCTTTATACACGGCCTCAGCATGTTCAGTCTGATACTTCTTTCCTCCAAAAGGCTTCATCTTCTTTACTTGTCCAGTAAAGTTATCAAACAGCTCTCGTCGCATTACTGCTCCTGGAGAGTAATCAGCAAGCATCCTGACTGCCTTAGGGTTCAATTGGTATGCTCCATAAGGAACTCCAGATACATTTTGAATTAGACCTTTGAATTTCTTAGTCGCCTGAATATGCTGCCCCTTCGGACTTGTCGCACCGAGTAAAGCATTCCTTAATCCAAGGTTGTCTCCTTGCATAGCTCGACCAATAGCATTATACTCCTCAGTTCTCATTCCCTTCAAATCTTTCTTAAGGAATTTCCCCAAGGTTTGACCATAATGCTTAGTCGTCCAAGTTCCTATATCCTCGAGAGGTTCAAGAACGTCAGCAATCTTATGAGCCTTTCGCAGAGCCTTTACACCCTTATACCCAGCTCTACCTAATGCCCCAACTCCTCCGTACATAGCAAGTGAGAAAGTCTCCCAACCTAAGGCTTTAGCTTGTTGACCTCCACTCATATTAGAAAACGCATACCTGTCTTCAGACCTTAAGTACTTCGCAAAGGGAATAAAATCGAGGTTATTCCACACCGCTTGAAGTTGTTTATCCGCAGCAGCTACTCCTCCAAACGGAAGCCTAAAGTCTGACGAAGGCTCTTGATTGATTGGCTCAATATCATACTTGAGGGCTTTAGGTTGAGGATTGGTATAATTACTCCCTTTCCAATCATCATTTACTCCTTTTTCAATCGGAGATATATCATATTTTAGAGGCATAATTTACTCCCAGCTTCCTGAAACACCTGAAGATCCGTGCTCATTTCTCTTCTTCTCTTCAATCATTCGAAGCGCACCTCCAACTCTTCCTCGTCGAACAGCTCCGCCTCTTGCCTTCATTTCTCTTTCCTTCTCAACTCGTTGACTCTCCATTACCTCTGTTCGAAAGCGAAGTGATTCTGCCGCAGTCTCATAAGGTCCAAGATCTTCTCCATGCTCAGTGAATACCCTTCCCTGAGAATTAATAATTACATGATAGTTTTCAAGTATATCTCGCTCACCAAATACAACTGCAGTAGTTCCATCCTTTCTCACTATAAAGTTCCCACCATGAGCAGGTTTAAAGTACTTGTCCGAGTACTCCCTCACCCTCTGATCTCTTTCCTTCTCAGGTCCAGTATCAATAAAAGCCTTGGCCTGAGCAATAGTCGAGAACTTAGCTTTCTTTTGTTCATCCGAATTGAGATCATCCCACATCTCAAAGGTTGCTGCCCACACTCCTCCCTCTTCAGTTCCTTTCTTAGGATCTTGACTCACAAGTTCGATTGTTCGATTTCCAGAGAGGTCGACATTAAACCTTCTTACCACTTTCTGACCATCCTGCTCTACAGTAATTGGCCTACCTCTCACTCCTCCCTCAAGGAGCATCTGACCTAAGGGAACATCATACTTCTTGGCCATAGCATCAAGCTGCATATCTTCATCACTCATCACCATCGCGCCATCCTTAGTTCTGACTACTGCCAGATCCTTGTTGATCCTTCCAAATTGTCTCTTGTGGGGAGCTTTACCTGTCCGAAACAACTCCCTTGCTTCATGCCAACCTTGCCAGTCGCTCCAAGCATTTGCATACATCTCAGGATTTAGGTTTGGGTCAACTCTTCGAAAGTCCTGAGGCATTGGATTATGCTCATCCCACTTCCGCATCTTAGTTGCTTCAGGAGAGAATGGCCCAGATTGGATTATCGGAGCAATCAGACTCTGCATATGAGGGTCCAAGGCTCTCAAGTATCCCTCCATTCCTGCAATAATATTCTTCTGGAGTGCCATATTCCCATTAGCCTTGGCAATATTCAGGAGCTCAATACTCTTATAAACCAGCTCTTTGTTCCGATCCAAGGATTGCTTTCTCTCCGTCGCCTGCATCTTCCTTTCGTTCTGATCGAACGTAGCAATATCTTTCTGCTTCTGAAAGGCTCGATACTCCAAATCTGACTCGAGTCTTATTTGAGCTCTTTCTTCAGAGTGACCTCCGCCTCCCCCATAAGCCCGAGTGTAAACTGGATGATCTCTCTTATACACAGCCTTGGCCCGTCCAATAAGACTTCTCATGGTCGGACCTTTTCCTATTTTGGGATAAGATAATTGCATCGAATTTCTCCGTTAGCCGTAAAGTTTAATTCCATGAGCTCTTGCAAAAGCTTGTCTCGGCTTAAGATTCTTGTCATATTTTCCTCGGCCAGTACCAAAGCTGTAAGGTTGCCAAGCGTCTACAACCGGATAAAGCTCTTTTATCATGAGCTGAGACTCAACCCCAAATCGAGATTTCTCCATCTCGAGCTGACTGGAGTAATAACCCTGAAGATAGTCTTGCTCTTTTCCCTTCATCTCCAGTTCTTTCTCCCTAATCCCTATCTCCATCTTACCAAGCTCAATCTGAGACTCCCAATACCCTCCTTGAAGCTCTCCTAGATATCTATCTAGCTCCATCTTCTCATCAGCAATACGTGTCTCCTCTGCAAGTCTTGTCTCCTCAAACCCAGAGCTCCATTCAAATTGTCTCTCAGCCAGAGACTGACTCAGGTCAAACTGTCTTGCTGACTCCTCGAGCTGTTCAGAGAACTGATCCATCTGACTCAGATAGTTCGCCCGACTCGCTCCTTCCGCTCTCGCTCTCTCCACATCAAGAACTTGCCCTTCTGCTCTTGGTAAGAATGTTTGTAGATCTCCGTAAGGCATTTTGATTCTCCTTATTCAATTATTGCCCAAAGCTTTACTTTGGAGCTACCGCTTGTAGTTCCTGCAAATGTAGTCTTTAGAGCTGGAATGTGAACTAAAGCATCTACTTCATCACTTGTGTCTGAAAAAGAATATTGAAGCGTCCAACTTGCTCCTCCTGTCGAACTTGAATAAATATAGGACCCCGAATCAAATCTTATTGTATATAATTTATCTGCACTGGGGCTATATACAAGAAAAGGATATGTAGCAATAAAACCTAAATCTCCTGCCTCCGACCAAGTTGTTCCTCCATCATCACTCACCCAAGTAAAGGTGTTTCCTGTTGCTTTTCTAGCATTTATGATAAGTTGAGATCTTGCTGTATCATAAGCGATTGCCATAAGAAAGTCAAGAGAGTAATCTGTTTTAAGATCTTTCTTAAGTGCCCAAGTGTCTCCTCCATCATCACTTATCCAAACCTCTCCTGCATGGGATGTCCCAACCCTGTGTCCTGTAAGAAGGAGAATCGTATCATTATCTGAATCAAATGTAGCTCCCATCACACCATAAGTATCAGTAAGTGTATCCTTCAATGTCCAGTTGTATCCGCCGTCAGTACTTTGCCAGACTTCGATATCTGGGTCACCACTAAGCCCTACAAATGCTATAATATTCTCATTAACTGGATCATAAATTATTGCATCTATTTCATCTGAATCACTAAGCCCTGCGAGTGTTTCCTCAAGTGCCCAAGTATCTCCTCCATTAGAACTTACATAAATTCTTCTTGCATAACCAAGAACTACATTTGTTCCATGAGCTGGATCATGAACTCCTTCATTTGTGTATCCAGCAGTTGTAGCTTCTTCTGTCCAATTAACTCCCAAATCTGGGCTAATCCAAATCTCATTATCTGGTCCAGTAATTAGACTATCCTCAGCTATATCATAGATGATAGTGTCAAGCGAACTATTCAATGTTCCATCAAGATCTGTAAAATTAACAACCAGTAACCATTCAGGGGGTCCAGCACAAGTTACATCAATTACCTCAGTATATTCATTCCCCCAGCCGTCAACAAAGGTAACCTCAATAATGTTCCTGGTCTGATTAGGATCAAGTACCAGAGTAATATGCCTAACATCATCTCCAATACTCCAATCAGCTAAGAATCCTGCAGTAGCAACTGGGTCTAAGTATCCAGCTCCCGACTCTTCTGGTCCTCCAACAATCCTGATCTCTGGCCCTGCGTAACACTCAGCATTAATCTCACACTCGTTTCCTGAGTACATACATACTAACCCGCCATAACCTCCTACCCCTGGCGGGACCTCAGGAGTATTCGGAGCTTGATTCATATCTCCGTACTCACCCTGCAAATAAGGTTTCTCAAACACTGATTCAGGTCCAACTGAATTATTCAGGAATCTCGTCGAACCTTTACTCGCTCTTTGATATGGTTTCTTAGATGAATACACAAAAATCCTCAAGTGGTTCAAAAATTGAACGACTACTGGCCAACCAATCGTTGGACTTCTAACTCAAAGATCATGCTCCAGATTTCAAAGCTTAGGTCTAAGGTGTTGGTCGTAATCTCTACCTCCATCGCATAACACCCAGTGATTGAACAGGTCAAAAAATCTACCGCCATATCATATCCCGAGTTGACCATCGAGATTGCTGCTGGATTGCTCTGAGTAGTCCCCGAACTGGCTCGGTTCTTATAGGTCTTAGTCACTACAGCTCCACTCGCCTCTGCCTTCAGCTCTGCCCAAATTCTCCGAAGAGCAAATTCCAGCGTTACTCCTCCCTCTTCCAAGGCTCCAAAAGCTCTACACTTAACCCCATGCTGAATTGTCTGATCAACATTCGAAGCATTCTTATCACTCGTGTCATTCTCCAATCTCATTACGAGGCCAGCTGAACTGGCACCATAAGTATAGATCCGGTCGTCTGTTCCCCTGAGGGCGACTCCAGTATTAAGGTCAATGGCTCTATCCCAGGGCGGATACCACTCATCTGTAACATAGTTGAAAACAAGTTCTCCACTTGGAATGAGCAAATGGTACTCATTTTTAAGCGGGTCTGGAAACGCCTGGAGAGACCTGATTGAGTTAGCTGCGATTGCGGTAGCGTACTCAGTATCAAAGTAATGCGCCACTGGTCCAGACACTTTCTTCGGCTTCCTTCCATCAAGTACATAGACACCATCAACCTCCTGCCAGATTAGAATATTCACTGGCTCATCTTGATGCATCCCAGGGAACCCAACCTCTACCGAGACCACCGTCTTCTTACTTGCAAGTCCGTGAGTCGAAGAGAGTTGAAGAATCCCTAAGGTGGCTGGACTATATCCCTCCAGAAGGTAAACCCCTTTCCCAGGTCCCTTAAAAACAACGAGTTCATTGTAAAACTTCTCGACCATTACCACTTCATCTTCGCCGCCAAAGGGATCAGTCCAGCCACTATCACTTCCAGAAAATGCCCAAGGTTTATTTTTAGCCGAGTATCTAAGTCGGTTCTCTCCCTCTTCCCAAACCATCAGTCTTCCCTTAAACTCAATAACCCCGTTCACCTTACCAAGAGTCTCGGGAAGAGGAGCATAGAGAACCGCGTAGATCCTTACATCAGTCGCCAGCGTTGCATCCCAGCTTACACGATACCAATAACCTGGGAGATCATCCCCCTCGAAAGTCCGCTTTCGTGCAGTAATTGAAGCTGCATTAAAAGTGACTCTGCCTGTTTGGGAGAAGGAGTCTGTTCCAGCTCCATTAAGAGTCCCATCATCCTCCTTAACAATGGAAATATCCTCCCAATCATCTCCATCCCACACCTCGATGAGGTCAATATTTCCTGCTTCGGTATTTGAGTACCCAGTAGCCACCCCGAAACCGAATCCAGTTGCAGGCTCCGGAGTCTTAATATAGATATAGTCACCTGTTGCTCCTTCGCTAATGTCAATATATTGTGCATCTGATTCATTCGTAACCTTGCCAAGGCACTCTTGATATTCTGTAGCAGAAACGTCATAGAACCTACACCCAGTCACCCACTCCCACAGACCATTCCATTTATTAGTCATCAAGTCTGCGTCCATAGTAACCGTAGCTTCCAAGACCGTCACGGTTCCTGACAAAGCCCCGCTCCAAGTGAACTTGTAGGCGTATCCTTGCATGTTTCCGACAATCTTAAGGTCATCGGAAGTTGATCTCGTCCAGGTGATTGATCCGTCTTGGGCGAGAGTCTTTCCTGTATCCAAGGTTCCATCTGAGGTCCCCGAAACTCCTGTCCAACTCCCTCCTCTCCAAGCCTCAACTGTGAGTGTCTCTGCATTGCTGTTGACGTCTCCGAGATCGAGTGTAACGCCCTCACAACGCTCAGGAGTAATAAGGATGAAGTAATCATCAGAAGCAGCAAGAATAAGACCAGAGGTAGTCGTGTCTCCATCGGTAACTTCTTTAGTATAGTCACAAAGTGCTGTGTTAGAGGTATCATAAGTAAACCATCCCATCGGGAAGGGTGAATCTCCTCCCCAAACCGCAGGTCTTCCTGATCCGTCTGCATAAAACCAGGTCTCCCCTACGACTGTACTTACTCCGGGCGAGGTCCCCACCGTGAGTCCCAGATCACTCCCGAAGGTCGTTCCCGCAGCTGGCGGATCATTAGTTGCATCGAGAAGTTTTGAATTACATTGAGCGATAAAATGATAGTCACTCTGCTTAGGATTTGTATATTGATGGAGAGTGATAACTGAGGCACTTGACTCCATCGCGGTGGTATTATTAAGTACACAGCCTTTTCGACCTTTCCATCCACCAGTCTCAGAGACCTTCCGAATATTTTTCCCATCAGAAATACCTCCTTTAGTTAGTAGAACCGGAGGAACTACTCCATCATACTTACCAATGAAGGGCTCTTTTCGTATCTCATTCCCCATAGCCGATGCTCCTCACTCGGTTAGAGTTCTTCAGTCGAAGACTACACCAATCCTCGAGAGCTTCTCCTGCTTTCTTCTTCTGGCTCAAGAAGAATTCAAAGTACTTAGGGTCGAGGGCAGAACTCGGTTTGGCCAAGAGATTGACTGTTGCATCCAAGACGATCAAGTCACACGCCTCGATAGGTAACACTGAGACTGTGCCATAAACTGTAGTCGAGTCGTAGGTTCCACTCACGGTACACACTCGAGTCAGAGCCGCATAGTCTGAGATCGTATCTCTTGTTGGAGCACCTGTTCCTGAGACAGTCTCAAGAATAACTCCGTTGTAATAGTCAGCCAAGAGACTTGCCTGCTTAGAAGCTTCAAGAGTAAGTGAGGTTGCCGCTCCTGCAGCCGCGGTTCCAAAATGGAGATCGGGAATCCTTCTCTCATACCAAAGCCTTACTTGATCAGTGAAGGCGTCTTGATTGATCTCAATGGTTCCCTCGAGTAGGTACGCATTAAAACCTGAGGTCTCGAGATTCACAGTCGAGAGGCGACTTTCTCTCCTCTCCCTTACCGTAGTATTAATCGGGATCTCTACTCCATTCGACACCAGCTCCATATATACTGGCTTGGCACAATCGACAGGCAGAGTCACCACACTTGCTACTGGAGTCAGAGCTTCGCTCTTAACAAACCAATCCCCAGGAGTCTGACTAATCAGTTGGTAGGCATACCTCTGACCCTTGTTCAGCTTGCGCAGAATCCCTGCCTCGGTCCAGTGACCACTCGAGCCTACCTCATCTCGGCCAACATTATCCTTCACCTCATCAAACATTTCATAAGCGTTCATAAGTTCCTCGCTTAGTAATTCATATACAGATTTCTAACATCAAGCTCTTGTCCCTCAACCTCATTCGTCGGAGACTTCGGAGCCTGGAGAAGCAACTGTTCCCTGATCGCATTCGTCTCATGAAGCATCTTCCTCGTTTGATCTGCCTCACCCAACTGAATCTGCAACCCCTGCTGGAGAATTGCCGAGAGTTGTTGCACCTTCTTAAAGTTCTTCGAGAAATCTTTCATCTCCTTAGTGATCTTATAATTCTCAACCTTTGCTTCATTAGTTTTAAGTTTTGCTCTCGCCCTATCCATTTTTCGCATTGTATCTTCGTGAAGCGTTCCCTCAGTTGCGTAACGTCCAGGACTTTTAGGTTCTCCGTACTCACTCATCTTAAATCACCTCCAAAATTTTCTGTGTCTGACTCTGCTCTATCTTTTCATAAGCCTTAGGCACTTGACTCGTCTCAATAAACAGAGGTCCATACGAGTCTTTAGCCATATCCATGATCTTCGCTTTAAACTCAATCTCTTTCCTTCTCATGAGTTGATTGTTATGCTCATCCAGGTAGTTAAGAATTTGATCCGCACTTAGCTGTCTGTGCATCTGAATGCTTAGGAGTAGGTCCTGCCCAAGCTCTCGATAACCCTTCCCCTTCGTCTGAACCCTTGTCACCATATAAGCAGGTGCTCCATCCTTGGGAAAGCACCAGATCTCCCACCGATCAGCTCCCCAGTCCCATACAACATCAAGGTCTGGATCAAGCATCTTCAGCTGTTTCGTAAATCCTCTATCCGGAACCATCAGAGGATCACGTCTTCTCCGATATTCTCTAAAGGAGGGTAAGTCCGACCTTTTCTTTCTGGCCTGACTCGTGTGGTTCCTCTGAGCGTGTTTCCAATTCCTCAGATCGGTTATGATCCCCTGCTTCTTCCCTTCCTGCGTTAGAATCGGTCCCATAGTTCACGTTTCCTTTCACCTTAACCGGTTCAAATGTTGAACCAATATAGTCTTTTTCATTATGAATACTGGATTGATAAGTCAAGTAATCTTCCTTAAATGGCTTATCTACAAAATCCAGATAAGTTCTATCTCCATGCTCAAACGCCCACTCCACCCATCTCGCTCGAATCACTGGTTTGAACATACTTGGAGTCTGGCCAAAGGGAACTTCCTCAAGAACAAAGAGTGTATTAAGCAGCTCTTCGTACATATCCCACTGACCTTTCTCCGCAAACTCGTCCCATCTATCACTTGGCTTCCACCGCATCTCCATCTCAGTGCAGCCTCGCTTAAGCAAAAGCTTAACTCCTGGGTACTTCTTATTCAGCCACCGAAACATCTTTCTCCCACCAGCTAATCCCTCAGCAAGAGGCGCATACCAGTAGGCTCCAAACATTCCAAGCTTTCCGGTCTGAGGTCGGGATTCAATCCCACACTTGCAATCATACTCACACTCGAGTTGATCTTGCTCAATCTTCATCAGCTGTCTCACTGTAGAAATCTCCATCACCACTTTCCAGCAAGACCTGCACCCTCTGGGAATAAATCCATAGAAATCAAAATAGTTCTTCATCCAGAGCGGACAACTTCTATCCGTCGCTCTAAGATTATTAATCCAAGGACTGGTCGGCGCTCCCTCCCATTTAAGATATACCTTAGGTTGTCCTTTCGAATCAAAGGTTATTGGTACCTTGCCCAGAATTGGGCTAACTATATCCAGCATCTTCCATTGTTCATAAGCCCCCATGATTTACACCTTACCTTTCTGCTTCAAAAAACCTGTCTTTTTTAATGCCCACCTACTCATATCTTTATGCAAGTCGTCCTTAAATAGAGGTGCTGAGAAACCTTGTCGATCAAGTTCATCAGAAAGCTCTACTCGGTTACGGAGTTTAGGTCCGATATTCCCAGCAATAGCTATTCCAAAGGAACTCAGCAAGCGAGTAGCGGGGGACCCACAATGAGTGGCTCCGCCCCCTATCGCACACACCTCTTCAAAAGTTATTCGACACTTCTCACAGTGAAATTCGTAGATGGGCATTAGTTAGTCCTCTCGATTAATCCTCTACAAAGAGCGCAAGGCTCGAGGTTGAGGTTCCACTCAATCCGGACTGAACATTATTGATGAAGTTGGTATTGGTTCCTGCATCTGAGATACAGTCACTAATTCCATCATCAAAACTATTCTCTTTAATCAGGCACGAGTCCGCTGACGCAGTAATCGTAATCCCTATATCTCCGGTTCCACCAGACAGATTAAAGTCATTCCCGATGATGTGAGTATAATGAGCAGTTGCTCCGATCACAACACCTTTGGCTGCCTGGTCAATATCAGTAATGATATTACCTCTCATCATGTTTCTTGCCCCAACAAAATCAACTGGGAGTTTACACAATTCAAAGATATTATTATTGACTGTCCAGCGGGCTCCTTCCAAATCCAGTCGAATTGCATCACTCGCTGTCGTCGATCCGAAGATTGTATTGTCATGGAAGAATCCATCAGTTGCACCTGCATCGTCGATCAGGATATGATCAGTGGCATTACAATTAAACAAGATCCCTGCAACTTCCAGGTAGTCAGCCGTTGCTGCTGGGATAATCGAATCATTAGTTGCCATACAGGTCCAGACTGCACCACGGCCTTGCTCACCTCTCCCACCGATTCCAATAATCGAGACATTGGCATTGGCAATGGCGAGACTCGCCACCTGGGTGAAGGTTCCAAACATCAGAATGTGATCAAAGTTCGCTGAAACAGTCTTCAGCATTGCTTGATTCGGAGTCTTCACAGCGTGTTGCTGATCCGCTCCAGTTGCGTTATCATCTCCGCTTGATCCATTAGCGAAGAATACATTTCCAAGCTGCTGCCCAAAAATCAGAGCCTTTAATGCTGGATCACAGCTACTTAGTTTAATACCCATAACATCCCCTTAATTGCCACCCACCCACCGCTGCAACGGTTCAAATATTGAACCGCTTCAGTTCAATTAAAGTTCGTAACTCAGGTCAACCAAAACACCCTGGGAGTTACGTCGAGACAGACCCATCTCAGCATAGCGAAACAGTACCGCTTCGTATGCATCGACACCGGAGACTCGAGAGAGAATCGCTCCGTCCTTGTCCATCCAGTCGTAGTCACTCATCCGGTAGATCTGAATATCCTTGGTCGTGAGGAAATACATTTCCCCATCTATGGCATCATCATCCACAGTTAGCGGAATGCCATTGAACTCAAGTGCCGACCAACCACCATCCAGGGTCATCGTATTGACATGCCTGCGATCCGTGTCCAGGAGTTCCTTGTACTCCCTTCGAATGGCACGGGTAGTGAGGATCAGATCAGGACCGTAGTCTTTACCAGCCTCTTCCTCAACTGTATCAAACATCTTGTCCATGAGCTTAAAGGTCAGCTCCCTCTGACCACCATATCGACCAGCAGAGTGAGCATCCACATTGGCTTTGAACCAGGTATAGGTCCCTACGGCAAGCCCTTGCAGAGGATCATTCACACTCAGTCCAGTATTCGTCCCATCCTGCCACGCAATGTCATCCAGGTCTTCATCGGTTATCATACCTCTCAGACCCATCATTTCATAGCGCTGGATGCCTGCAGTTGCTCCTGCAAACGAAACAGACGACGCAGGTCTCACCATAAAGGTTCCTGCCGCGGGGGTTCCAGGATCGGTACAGGTACACGAGTCACTTACCGTTCCCTTGGTCATCGCGCTCACCGCCATATTGGCAGTGTTCAGGGTTGAAACGGTTACTGCTCCACCTGAGCTCGAGGTCACATCATGAGTCACAGCTGCATTGTTCCCATTAGGCTTGATGTACTTCGCCCCAAAAGTAGACCCAAAGCAATCCTCATTTGCCACATTCGCTCGATAGGCCTTTTGAACCACGATAGTCGTACTCGAACCACTCAACCACCGGCATAGGGTTCCATAACCGCAACCCCACAATTGCCGATTCACCTCCTTCATCAAGTCAGTTACCACTCCGGTGATTTCGTTGTCGAGTGCTCTCGCGTAGGCTCCCTTGTCATCTCGAGTTGCTTTCATAGTCGGACCAGTCACCTGAATCCTACCATAGTTATACTTCATTGGAACAGTTGCAGTCTGATGTTTCTGGTAATTGGCAGTCGGAAGAGTACCGCCATCTGCTCTTGCTCCAGTACCTGTCGTACGACCGTAGTGCATATTAATAGTCGCATCCTTACCACTGACGTCTGTCTCATTCGTGTCGATAATATCAGCCAGAATCGTACTGTGATTCAGCTGCTCACGAATTGCAGGCAGATAAAAGGTTTTCAAAACCTCGTCATAAGTGGTTAAATTCACAGAGGCCATAAATCTAAATCTCCTTATCCACGTATCTTATCGAACAACGTCCTCGTTGCATCGAGCGGGGAGACGGAATCCTTTCCTCTCTTGAACGAGATTTTCTTCCCCGTAAAAATAGCAGCAGCTCCACCTTCAGGATCTTGTTCAAAGAGCTTCTTAGCCTTGACCTCTTCCAGATCAACACCATGCTCCTTAGCCCAAGCCTCTTCCAGCTTTCCGTAATGCTCCTGCTTTCCCTTACTATAATCTTCAGCGCATTGAATGAAGGTTTTCTCTGGTTCCTTCTCTGCAATGGTGAAAATCTTGGCAACATCCCCTTCATCAAGATTGTCGAACTTACCCAATGCCTGATCCTGCAGCCTAAGTTTCATCAGAAGAATATTATCACTCTCAAGCTTAGACATCTTCTCCATCAATGGATCGGTTGTAGCTTTTAGAGCAATAGCAAGCTTCTTTTCGAAACCCTCAGGAGGAGTCTCACCCTCCTTCTTTTGCAAATTCAGGTCCGGCTTCGGACTTGGTTCGGGGTCTTTCTTGAGGATTGTTCCATGCTCGTCGATGACTCCTTTATCAACGAGTTCATTCATTAGTGCCAAACTTCCCTCGGAGTTATGCAGATAATCCTCCACACTAACTCCATACCGCTCGGCCGCTTTGATGATCGGGGCAGCAACCTGTGTCTTCTGAGTTGCACTCGCCTGTTGCGCAAGCAGGTTCCCTACATCTTCAGCCGAAAACTCTTTGGCTTCGCCGTCAACTTCTACGGAGATGCTCTTAGTCCCTGTGGACTCGCCACCTTCGTCAGCCATAACTTACTCCTTTTCAATTTCCTTCGGTTCTTGTGGAATCACCAGCTCTTCCATTCCTCCTCTTAGCTGCCACAATTCACTGGCCGCTCGGAGAAACTTTTCAAAATTAGAGCTACGATGAAATGCAAACTTTAGTCTCTTTTGTGCTTCGATTGGAAGTAATTCAAGGTTTGGCCTTTCACTCATCACTTCACGATGAGCCTCCCATGCTTTCTTAGTCTCACTTAGAGACTTGAGAACGCGGTTCCAGCTCTTAACTGGATCAGGCCTTTTTGGCATTAGGTTCACCTCCTTTATCATTCATTTGTTTTTCTCTCTCTATCATCTGAGCAATTTGCTGATCAATAAACTGCTGGTGCATAGCAAGATGCTCCATAAATCGAGTCTCAATGGACATAAACATTTCAGGATTATCGGTCTTCAATCTCTGATACTCAATCTTCTTTCTGAAGTGATTGTGTTCCTTAGCATGAATCTCATGATTATCATAGTCATTAATTAGATACACACTTCCTTCTGGATCAGCCAGAAGCCTGTTCTCCCATCTCGCATATGCTTCATCAAGCTGAGTATCTCCATAAATATCCTTGACTATTGCATCATCAAGCATATTCATAACATGACGCCTTACCTCTGGATCAGCAGGATCTCCATAAAAGCCCATCTGGAATCTTCGCTCAATAATTAGTTCTTTGTCAATCCGAGAGTCGGGCAGACTTGACTGCCGCCTAACTGAGACGTCTGTGTTATTCCTAAGATCACTTCCCTTAAATGAGGTAATCTCCCACTCCCCATCCTTTCCAGCAACCTTGATCATCCTCTCTTCAGTGTAGCTTTTTTGAATCCGCTTCAGGACTCTCTTCATCACTTCTTCCATACCCTCTTCGAAGATAGCGTGACTTGGAATTGCTCCGTGAGCGTCCTGTTCTCTCAGTCGTCCAACCATCTCACCAGACCTAATATCCGACTTGTTTGTTCCTCGACTAATTTCATGTTGAGAGAATTTATCCTGCACCGAGTTATTAACAATCCCCAAGGTATCTGTAATCGAGCTGGGCATACTCTGCATATTCCATTGCTCAGGCTTATGCCCCATTACTGGCTTATAACTAATCACCTCTCCATGCTCATCATCAGGTGCGACCTCTAATCCAGAGCGTTTAGGAGTTAGAATCTTACCTTTCGAGAGCTTATCATTATAATTGTCCATCGAGTTGTTGGTTTTATTCCACCTAATCTGCTGAGGAATACTTACCATCACCGTAGACTTCCCATAGAATTCCCCTGGGATATCAATCTCTTTAAAGTGCTCCATGTTATAATTATTAAAGGGGTAGTCTGCTTTCTGAAGAATGATTCCATTTGACCCAGTAAGAAATGTCCCTTTTGGAAAATCTGCAGAAGGTTGAATATAAAGTTCTTTAAGTATTGCCCCTGGAACCTTCGAGTCCAAGGCTCGATCTCTTCCCCTCATCAGGTTCGCTCCCATCACCTCATTAGGCCTCGTCTCAGCAACAACATCCTTTCCTCTCTTTGGATAATTACTTCGAATAAAATCCAGGGTCCTAAACTTTGCTTTAATCAACCAAGGCATTGAATGAATATCTGTCTCGCCCATAGAAAACACAGGCAGAACCACATCAAAGGGGGACCAGACCCCCAAATCTACATCGCCAGTGTAAATAAGGTCTCCGGCCTCATTCATCTTGATTTCACCCAGTCTCGGGTTCCACCGATCATCAAGATAGACATTCCCAACCGAGTACATCCAACCAGCAAGCAGTCTCCCCTTCTTCTTCATCAACTGATTCCGATGAACATGACGCAAGACCTTCGTCCCCAGATTCGCTGCCTTAATATCTTCTTCATCCTCAGAATTAGGAATCACCACATACTCAGGAACTGTCTTAATAAGATCAGCGACTTGCCTTCTCCAGGGAGGGAACAAGATATTATCCACAAGTCGGGTCTTACCTCTCACTTTCTCAATTCGCTGCAATAAATGAGCTGTTGAGTTAAAAAGCACATACTGATCTCCGGCCAGAAATGAGAGGGCAAGCATCCACTGTTGCTCATAAGGCCTTCTCAGCTCCATCCCAAGATTATACCTCTCGTCGATCTCAGGCCAGTACTTTTCATCAGTAGACCTAACCTTACTTTTCTTAGGCATCAAGTGCTGGGCAGCACTGCTTTCTCCAGGGAGTCTCATTCTTCAATTACCTCGCCTATATTTGATTCATCCTCAACCCGTTCATTTTTTGAACCGGTTGAGAAGATTTGACCTTCATCCTCTTCTTTATAAGTCGCGTAAGATTCAAAGTCCTTGGCCATGAGACGGTCCATGAGCTTATTAGTTTGAAGAATCCCTTGCCGCACTTGTTCTTGCAGTCTCCTGTTCTCCTTAACCAACAAATCCATAACCCTCTCATGACCATAATTCTGTTCGAACCTTTCTCTAACAAGCTCAATCAGCTCCCTTACTTCTTTTCTCAGTCCCATAATTGCCCCCAGAAGTTGTTCAAAAATTGAACCGGTTTAGAGTGACGGTTTCGGTGCTGGAATCTTGACCCTCATCAGACCTGCACCAGAAATCAGCGTATTCACCTCAAGTGGAATACCTATAAAATGCATTCCACAAGCCCCGGCCACAACAGCTACAAAATAAACAAGTGGTATTAGTTCTTTAGGCATCACTCATCTCCTTTTCGTTTTCCCAGAAATTCATCCAGAGTCTCCGAGTCCTCCCAATCTTCCCAGATACTCGCATCTGCAATATCCTCTTGCCGGAACTCCTCAAGCCTTTTCTTACACTGGGCAATCACTGCTCTGAGCTCGGCGCGTCTGAGATAATGTCTCATATTCTTAACAATTATCTCTTTTACCATGTTTCCTCACTTTCGACCACCAGCTTCGGTGATCTTGTTCTTGGGTTGTAGGGTTATTCTCTTCTTTAAATTTCCGACCCTTATTAATTTGATAAAGATTGAGTGTATCAATAAACTTCTTATAAATAGGACACCCCTTTCTCGCATACAGCTCCATCTCCAGCTCATTAGATTCACTAAGAGTTCCATTATCAATTAGTCGCTCAATAAAAGTCCTACAGTCGCAAATCATTTTTTAACTCGGATGTAACTTAAAGAATAAGACTACAAAACCTGTGACTGTAGTTAATAATGAAAAAGCTATGCCGATTAGAATTTTCAGTCCTGTCTTCTCCATGAGACATACTCTCCTTTCTAAGTGTTCTACTCTCACGTTAATCTCACTATGTATTTTACAAAACTCGTCTGTCATAATTTACCTATGGACTGGTTCCTATTTTTACGCCCTGGATTGAGTTTGAGGGGGTGCTAGCTCCATATTCATAAGCACCTATATCAAATTTCTCGTTTTGTGGTCGGGTTGTTTCATTATAATCATCTGTAAATGTACCTGATAGATCAGCGCCATTATCAATCGCATCAGACCCAGCATTTACAGAAAGATCAGTAGTTGCATTTACAAAGTCAGGATCGTCTGTCTGTGAGGTGTTGTCCCAACTAGCTGTCTCACTTCTGTCATACT